TGGCCTTTTGTTTACTGCGGATTTTGCTTCCAATACCCGGCGCGAACTGGTGCAAAGCGGCCTTGATGCCGATCAGGCGCGGAAGGTCGGCGTCATGGCGGCTCCGCTGCAAGCGGCTGTCGAAAGCCTATCGAACATGGTGAGCCTCGGCAAGTTCCCGGCTGTCCAGTCGGTGCTATCCCGCTTCACGCGTCCTGTCGGCGGCGCGTCGCTGGTCGGTCGCTACGTCCAGAACTCGCTTATCTCCGGCGCTACGGAGTTCACCGAGGAGCAGGTGCAGGACAATGTTGTGGTGCCAGCCATGCAGGAGCTTCTAGGCGCTCTTGAAAAGGACGTCCCGGACGTGGATTGGAGTTTTTACAAGACGCGGGCCGCGAATGCGACGCCTGAACTTGCGGTGACGCTGCTCCCGATGGCGCTGGTGTTTGGCGGTGTGATGACGGCGGCGGATGCGCGGCTTTCGGATCGCATGACTTCCAATGTCGATGCCCTGACGGCGCTCAACTACTCGCAGGCACAGGCGACGGAAATCGTCCAAGAAAAAACGCCCGAGGCCCGCATTGCAAAGGCGGCCTCTCTGTGGCGTTCCCGCGAGGGCAACAAGACATCCTTGGAACAAGGCGCGACCAAACTGGCGGAGCGTTTGAAGGCGCTTTCTAGCGATGCTGTGGCCTATCAGGCGGAGCTTGAGCGGCGCGGCGTGCTGCCTCGCGTAATGCACACGGCTGAAAATGACTGGCTGCTGACCTTCAACGACGGCTCAACGGCCCGTTTTGCCACGCATGACGAAGCCAGCACGGCCCGCTGGACGTGGGCAGAAGATCAACTTGGCCGCGTGCATGCTTTGACCCGCGAGGCTTTGACCTCGATGGAACGCAACATGAGCACCAACCGCGAGCTTGGCGTAGAGTTCAAGCCAGATGTTCGCATGGTGGAAGCCGGGCAAACGACGCCGGACATTCAGCGGCGCGTCGAACAGGGCAAGGTGCTTGGCGACATTGACCCGAACGAGGCCTTTGATACGGCCTCGATGGTGGATCGAGCTACGGCGGAGGCTGACGGCTTTTTGTCCAGTTATCAGATTCTCGGTTCGTCTAGGAACGAGTTCAAAGACGGCGTTTTGCGCACGACCATCAAGCTGTGGGAAGGCTCCAACGTCCTGACGCTTGTTGAAGAAAAGCTCGAAGGCGATGCCAAGGCGATTGTGTCGAGCCGTGGCGGGCGAGGCTGGATGCTGGCGGCGTTGCGGAACTACGAACAGGAAAGCGGCGACAAGCTCTTTCGCGAAGTCCCGGACAATCAACTGACGGACGACGATCTTGTCGAGGCATGGTCGCACTTGGGGCAGTCCTACCTAGTCGGGCGCTCGTCGTTTGGCGAGCCGTTGCAACAGAACAACATGCGGCGCTTCTCGCGTCTGCTCATGCGTGCCGGTCTGGCCGGTGCGCTCAACTCGGAATCGACTTTCTGGCAAGCCGTCGTGAACCGCGCCCAAAAGCTCGGCGAACTCAAGGCGGCGGGCAAGCTGAATGAAGACGTGGTTGCCGAACTCGAAAAGCAGCTTGGCATTGATTCGCAGGTGAAGCATGAACAGGGCGCGATGCAGGAAGTGCAGCAGGTGCGCGACGAGGTAGCGCAGCAGGTGGACACTTCCGGATATTCGGAGGCGACTCCGGGGCCGAATGGCGAGACGTTCTCGATTGCGCCGTCGTTATTAAGTGTAAAGCCGCCAAGGGGCGTGGTGGCAAATACCACGGATGCTTTGCCATCATGGACGTTGCCAAAAATTAGCGGCAGCGTTTCTAAGGTTCTTAATTCTCCAAAGGTTCGGGCTGAGTTTTATGGCAAACTCGACAAGGCTATCGAGTGGCTACGGGCAGACCCTTTGCAGATTACGACTGCAAAGGGCTGGGTGACGTTTATGCGCAAGGCTGGCGTTTGGGGAGATATCCCGATGCCTCCATCTGGCCTTGCTGACATCATTGCCAATCCGGCTGCATACGTCGCCAAGCTAAACGGTGGATATCACGGCGCAGCATCATTGAGCGACACGCAGACTTCCGCGAAACAGGGCATGGACGGCACTGTGGAAATGCGAAAATTAATCGGTGATGGCAAGGCTCCGGCGCCGTTCGTTGTCGCTTTGCACAATATGTGGGGTATTTTATCCCGCATGCTTTCTCCAATTGATCAAGAGGGCATGTGGTTGCGACTGATCGCCCACCGTCCCGTGCTCGACGCGATTCAGTCATCCATCGACGGCACGTTTGCCATGACCGTGGATCAATGGAAACAGGTGGTGCAGGACGCTCGCGCATCCAGCGCAGTTGAGTCTGGCCCGATTGGCAACGCGGCGACGTCGAACGCTAACGACTTTTACCTCATGCTTTCGCGGCTCAATGGCCGCTGGAATGACATGGCCGATGTGTATGCCGCGCCAAACAGCCGTGAAATGGGAAGGCGCTTTTGGAACATTGGGGCGGGCAAGCTCGGCATCAAAAACAAGGTTCAGCGGTTTATCGGCCTTACGTTTGGGACTCCAGGCGTAATTATGGATCGATGGAAATTTGTCGAGTTTTGGTTGCCAACGGCAATGGAAGGAATGCAGGCAAATGAGCCTTCAAGCTATTTTAATTACAGCGCAAACACTCCATCTGACCCGGTTGGCGTCTACGGCGTTTATGGCGGCATAGACAGTGACAACGAAGCGCTTTCCTTGGCAATGTATGAAGCTTTCGAGGTCGTGCTTGAGGAGTCGATTGCCAAATCTGAGGAACTACAGTTTCACCTTGGAGAGCACGCCAACGCGGGCGGCATGCACTGGTTTGGTTGGAATGCCATTAAAAATGAGGCTGTCGGGCACTCATCACTCGACCTGACCAAGGAATTGATTGCGACGTTTGGTCTTGATATCGACGCTGAAAAGGTTCACACTACCGTCACAAATGGCACTTACTACACAGAAGGCTCCCCTTCCGCAGGAAACACCGTCAAGTTCGTTCTTGAGCGCGGCAAAGTCCGAGTCGAACGCACGACCTTGGCCGGCGGATTTCAGTCAGGACAAGCCGGAAGAAACGCTAAAGCAGCGGGAAGAGGAATTGCGGAAGGCCGAACAGGAACTTCTGGGGCGATAGGCGACACTTTCAGTATTCGCAAGCCTACCAAAAAGCAGTTGGACAAGATTTTGCCCAACGCCAAATACATTGCGCCAGATGAGTTAATGGACGCTGAAATTCGCGGCCCCGTTGTCATTGGCGCTTATCACGGCACAACGCACACAATCGAGCAATTCACCGATGAGCGGGCCTACCTTGAAAATGACATGGGGGCAGGCGTGTATGCTTCAACTTCCATTGAAGATGTAAATGCCAACTATGCAGGCGAAGGGCCAGACCTAACGCAGCGCATCGAACTGACAAAAGAGCAGTTGGTGAACGACGGCATGGATGAAGACGAGGCGGAACGCGAGGCGCGAAGCATGCTGAAAGGTCATGGCGGCGCGGTAATTCCTTTGTTGATTCCCATGCGAAATCCGGTGGTTTTATGGAAAGGGCGCGTTGGCGATTCTACCAACAGAGGCACATTCATTGAATTTAGAGGCGACGTTGAGCAGTATCGCGATGAGGCAGAGGAACTTGTCATGGATCGCGAAGGAATTACACGCGACGAATTGCCGGACTATCAGGACCAAGTGCAAGACGCCATGTATGAAATCGAAGCTGAAAAAGACTTTGATGGAGTATTGGCAAAGATTGCTCGCGTGGTCGATTCGTTTGATGACACCGATTCCGGCGCTTTTGTTTCATCGCTTGATCAAGATGGCATGTATGCAGCCGATTTGGAGCAAGAGCTTCGTAACAACGAAGGGACTGTTTATGCAACTTCTGGCGACAATGGACAACTAGCAGTTGGCGAGCTTATCCGTCGTGTCTTCATGGACGCTTTGGGATTTGATGGCATCATTGATAAAAACGTGAACACTAAGTTTGGTTCACGCAGCAGAGGCAAGGCAATGGCCGGAATGGATGACAACACGGCGCATGTTATTGTTGCGACAGACACGGAATTGCGCCCGCGTTCGGCATTTAATACGGATACAACTTTCAGCCTGCGCGTGACTCCGGCGCAAGACGCCGAATACCTCGCAGCGGTTGAGGCTGGCGACAGCGGCAGCGACAACCTCAATCAACTACTGCGTGATGCTTCGCCAGATGAGCGTCAAGCGGTGGTCGATTCGTGGATCAAGCGCAATCCAAAGGCGGCTGCTAGGATGCAGCGGATGGTAAATGATGCGGCGAAGAAGGCGGGGTATAGTGTGGGAACTTTTATCCACAGAACAGATTCGGATTTTAATTCATTCCTGAAAAGCAAGGGATGGACATGGTTTAATACCGATGAGTCATTGGATGAAGATTTCCAATTCACTTACGGTGATAGAAGAATAGACGCATATCTTGATTTATCCAGAAAATATACTTTTGATGAAGACTTCCAACCTTGGGAAAGTGCCTATCAAAGAAATGCTGAGTTAGCTTCCTTGGAGAATAAGGGGATAACATCTATTCAGATGCCTTCGGGGGATGTTGCGGTAGCGAATCCAAGCCAAATCAAATCCGCCGACCCCGTAACCTACGACGACGCGGGCAACGTGATCCCGCTTTCTAAGCGGTTCAACCCTGCGGATGATCGCATTACATACAGCCTTCGCCCCGGCGACTTCGCCTCACGCGTGGAAGCGATGTTCTCGCCCTTTCAGCGTTCGCCGGAAGCTCGCTTAGTCATGGCTCGCGTCGCGAAGGATCGCGCGTTGCGAGTCATGCCGCAACTGCTTGAGCTTCAAGCGCAGTTTGATAACAACGAAAAACAGCGGCAAGATTTGGAAACTAAGTTTGCAGAAGAATCTGCACAGCTTCGAGCCGATTTAGAAGCAAATGAAAAACAAATTCGTCAGGACCGCGATTTTGAAATAAAAGGCGTTGCACAAGACAAAGGCAGCGAATTGGATCGAGAACGCATTCGACGTGATGCCGATAACAAACTCGCCAGCTTGCGGTTGGAATATGAGCGCAACATTAGAGAACTGGAAAAACGCAAAGAATCTGAAACGGCTAAACTGTCACGCAAAGACACTTCGGCTCAACGCGAAAAAACTCGCCAACTGCTGCGCGTGCTAGATGGCATTCTTGCAGCCTCACCTCCCGAGGTCCGCGCCCGCGTGGGCGGTTTCGTCAAAATGGCCGGCATCGCCACCGATGAGGCAGCGCTGCGGTATCTCGAAGATCGCGTTGCCAAGCTCGACAAGGAGCTTGAAAAGTGGCTCAAGAAGGACGCCGCGGGTAGCATCAACCGGCTGTTCAAGAAAGCCGCTGCCGACTACACGGCGGGCAAGAAGGCCAAAGGCAAGCTCGGCCCGGATGAGCATTACCTCTTCCAGCGTGCGGAAGCGGCAACCACGATGGATGCGGCGGCGCTGCGTGGTGAACTGGCAAAGCTTGATGCCTTGTCGGTTGACGACTCGCTTTCCGACGATCAACGCGTTCTTGCGGTGCTGGAACGCGGCATTGTCGAGCTTGTGGGCGACATGAAGAACGCGGATTCCGGGCGGCTCTTTACGGCTTTTGATGAACTGACGCGGCTCTACTCTCAAGGCGTGGTCGCATGGAAGGCCAAGCAGACGGCACGACGCGAGGCGCGGCAGGCTGTGCGTGATGCCCTCAAGGCGGACGCGGGCAAATCCGGCGTGCTCAAAGAGCGGCAGGCCATGGAAAAAGCCATGACGACGCTTTTCGGCAAAGCCAAGTCCGCCTGGCTGTCGGTGTCGTCGTTCTCCGAGGTGTTGCGCTACGCTTTCGGCTCCAAGTCGCAGCAGGCTACGGAATTGATCGACGGCGAGCGCGAAGCCTCGAATGATTACGAGGACGAGCAGCAGGCCATTGCTGACGAACTCGAAACCCTTTTTACCTCGATGGCTGGCGGTAAAGTGCTCGACGGCGAACGGCTGCGCTTTGACATGGCGCAACGGACCATCAAGGCTGGAGACGTAGAGCTTTCGCAATTTGAGGCCATCACAGCACTTCTAATGTGGCGGCAAGAGGATGGTCGCAGGCACATGGAAGGCACGTTTGACGAGAACGGGCAACGCACTTCTGGCTGGTCCTACGATCAGGCATGGATTGACGAGGTAGAGAAGCAACTCACGCCGGAAGGGCGTAGCTTCATGGCATGGTTGGCAGCCAAATACGGCAGCGAACACGGCGAACTCAACGCGCTCTATCGCGAACGGCACGGCGTGAACCTGCCTGCGCACGACAACTATGCGCCCCTAACCGTAAAACCGATGCAGGCAAAGGCGGGCGAAATCGTCGATCCTGTATCCGGCGCGGCGGTGTCTGGCTCGATTCTGACGCCGGGCAGTCTCCGCACGCGGTCCCGCATGGCTATTGCTGAACCTGAGTTCCGCGACGCTCTACAAACCTTCGTCGCTCACAAGAAGCAAATGGGCTACTGGAAGGCTTACTACGACCTTGCGACGGACGTTCAGGCAGTGCTCGGCAACCGCGAGCTTATGAACTCCGTGGAGGCGGCGGCAGGTAAGGAGGCCGTCGTGACGCTGCGGAAGTGGATGGACGTTCTAGCACAGGGCGGCGTGCGCGATGCAGCGGCGGGCCTTGCCATGAATGGCATGTTCCAGCGCATGATGAACCGGGCCGCTACTGTGGGCCTCTTGGGGCGCGTCTCGACGCTCTTGGTGCAATCTACGCAGCTTGCGGCGGCCTCGGTGCAAATGCCCGTTGGCGCGTATCTGCGGCGCTTTGGGAAGCTCTTGGCCGGTCAACTCGACTGGAAGGGCGCGATTCAATCCGACTTCATCCAGCGCCGTATCCAGTCCGCGCCGCCGATTGTGCGGCAAGCGATGGAAAACCTCGGCACGGCTACGCGTCCAAACCTCATTAAGCAAGCCGTTCGCAAGTTGGGCAATTTGCTTACTGGCGCAGACGGTCTTTTTACGGGTGGCACTTATGCGATTCTCCTTGATTACCACCGCGAGACGGGGCGCAAACTTGGCCTGACCGGCACGGATCTCGAAGAGCACGCCCACAGGGAGGCAGAACGCGCAACCGAAGAGGTTGCACAACCAACACGCACGGCGACACGAAGCCTTGCGGAAATTACGGCGACGAATCCGCTCGCGAAGGTCTCGTTTGCCTACGCATCCGAAGCTCGGCAAAAGATCGCGCTTCTTGGATGGGCAGCGGTCAACTTCAAAGCTGACCCGGTGCGTTTTGGCAAGGCGGCGTTCCTCGTCTTTGGCGTCGGCGGCGTGATGTCGCAGGTGCTCAAAAACATCTGGAAGGAGGCCAAGGGGGACGACGACGAAGAGAAGTGGTCGCCTGAAAGGCTGGTGCGCGGATCGGTGGCAAACGCGCTTCACGGCATTCCGATGATGTCGGAAATCATGGGTGAACCTGGCATGTTCTCAAGCACCGCATGGGCGCAAGCATCGCTCGATGACTTGCTAAAAGGCGAGGCCGACTTGCGCGACATCAACACGCTCTTGGGAACGCTCGGCCTGTTTAACGACACGGCGGCAGGCGTCGCGGCCATGTCCAATGCAGGCTACGATTTTGCCAAGATCATTGAGGCTGCTTTTTCTGAGTGATCCAGTAAATGAGCGCGGCCGGCATCATGCCAAGGCACACGGACCTACCAAAAAAGGTGCGGTGAAATTCAGCCCTTGACTTTTGGCGCTGTATTCCCCGATCTGCGCTTCAGGATGACTCTCGAAGCTGCTCTCATCACTGCCATCTCCGCCGTCGTCGGCGCACTGTGCTATTTTTTCAAGCTCCTATGGGACAGGTCATTGCAATGCGAACAATGGCGCAAGGAGAAGGAACCTCTTTTGCAGGAGATGGCGGAAAAACTCGGACTCCTGACGGGCGTTGCCCGACTCGTTCAGGATTGCAAGACTTCGGGCTGCATGTTTGCCGGAAAGATCGTGGAAACGTTCAGCCTGCAGAAATTAAAACACGACCTCCCAAACCAGAATAAACTATGAAAGAGTTTCTTCTACCGCTCATCTCATCTCGCAACGGTTGGATTTTTCGCCAATTGCTCAAAGGTATTTCCATCGCGTCGGCATCGCTGACTACGTGGCTTATGTCGCAAGGCGTCGATGGTAACACAACCGGCGCAATTGTAGTTGGTGTAGCTGCTGCTTTGTCGTGGGGTGTTGAGTTTGGCCTTTCAAAGCTGGCCCGCCACATTGCCACGCCCTGCTTGGCGTTTTGCTGCCTGCTGCTGGTGTCGTGCTCAAACGGGCAGTTCCTTGGCATGGACGGCAAAGCTTGGGGCCAGATTGCGCTTGAAACCGGCGTGACGGTAGGGAAACAAATCCCTTCCGCTGCCTCGCAAGCTTACGCAAATCAACGCGCCAAGATTAACGCCAAGCAACCGGTCAATGTCCAGCCTGTCGGGGGAAACTTGCCTGCCGATCAAAACAACTGGCTCAACTCTTTTTTGAACATCTTCAACTAACACTATGCCCATGAATCGAGAACACGCCTCCAAGGGCTACAAAGTCCTGACTACCACGGACGCCACGACCTTTGCCTTCTACGGCTTCACGGTCATTTCCGAAGCCACTATTTCCAGCATCACGGCCCCGACAGTGGTCGGCGCTGAGAACACCGCTTACGACGGCGACGAAGACGGGCTTGCTGGTGATGCCCTTCCCGTTGGCTACTATCCCGTGCGCGGTTCTGCAATCACCCTGACGAGCGGCAAAGTGATTCTCTGGAAAGAATAACCGCGTTATGCCTGCCATTGGAAATGCCATCAGCCTGCCGTTTGCTCGAATGCCAACAGCAGCAGGAGGCGGTGGAGAACCGCTTAACTGGTTCCGCACGTCGTTGAATAGCGATGATTTTGACGCTACATTAGCGGCTGCGTTGGCCTCGGAGCATGCGGATGATTATGTGCTGGTGGTTGATTCAATAAATGCAGGCATTAACAATGTCGATAAAGATTTGTTCATTAGCGGCAGCGCGGCGGCGACAGCTGAGCTTCGTATGGAGGCTCCTGGTTCTATTACCACTTGGGGCAATGGGAAACTAAACATTGCTGGACCTGCTTCGGGCGAGCGAACGCTAAGTCTCGACATGGATATTACGATTCCCGTTGTGGCTATTGTAGCTAATCAAGGATCAGAAATTGTCGGCACGGTGCGCATTGAGGGAGTTGGCGAAACCAAACAAGCAATCAGTGATATTGAAGCCGCATGGCAAACTGAAGAATTGCATTTGACTCATTTGAATGTAACCAACGTGTTTGCCGATGGATCGGAGGGTGATGGTGAAAGTGGTGAAACAGGAGCTAACGGTGGTGATATAATTAACGGTGCAGCAGGGTCCAATGGGACAAATGGTGACTATAACTCCACTCCAGCGACAAATGGAGCAGACGGTGAAAGTGTAAGCACATCCTCGCATGGTAGCGCCGGAGGTGCTGGAAGTGCTGGTGGAAACAGAGCTGTGCAGGACATTTATTTGAATGGCTGCCTCATTGATACTTTGCGTGCTCGCAACAGCAACGGAGGTACGGGTGGAAGCGGCGGCCAAGGACAAAGCTGCTTTGGAGGAGCTGGCGGTGTGGGTGGTGACAGTTTTTACTACGGTGACTATCCAACTCCAGGCAACGGCGGCAACGGCGGCAATGGAACTTGTTCTTCAAACGGCGGCGCTGGTGGCTCGGGTGGTAATGCTAACCAAACGGTTTGCACAACTCATGGTCAAGGTTCGCCCTCAACAGTATCTGCTTATTACAAAACAGCTTCCGGTGGCTCTGGTGGGATAGGTGGAAGTAAAGGTGTAGGCACAGGAGGTGCTGGCGGTGCAGCTGGTAACGGTTATGATGATGAAAGTCCGCCTGGTGTAATCTCAACAGGAAATCCTGGCACAACTGGCACTGGCTCTAGCACTGGAACAAATGGAGCAAACGGCACAGCCGGATCAAACTACGTCCGCGCCCTGTCCGATCCTAACAACAAGATCACCTTCACAAATCAAATTTAACTATGGGAGACCACAGCGCCAAATCGCCAGCATGAACGCCGGCGAAAGTTTTTCTGTCCGATGATCCTCGCTTTGACATGGCCTAAATGGCTGACGTTCTGCGTCTCCTTTGCCGCTGTGTGGCTGTTGGTATTTAGCATCCTCTGTTTCCTCCGGCTGCCACCTCCTGATGCATGACCATCAATGACAAGCATCTGCTCGATGGCGTAAAACGTGATCTTTTGCCGGGCGGTTTGGAAATGCGCGTGCAACGTTTCCTTGTGATCCACTTCACGGCAGGCGCATCCGGGCAATCGAGCATCAACTTTTGGAAAACGCCCGACGCCAAAGGCGCGTCTGCTCATCTGGTGATTGAGCGTGACGGGACCGTGATCCAGTGCCGTTCGTTCAACCGCACTTGCTGGCACGCCGGGAAATCGCGCTGGAAAGGTTTCAACGGCCTCAACGCGTGTTCTATTGGCATCGAGCTAGCCAACGCAGGCGACAACGCCAAACTGGCTGCAAAATGGTCCAAACTGCCACTCTTCAAGGCGCGGCACAAGAAAGGCGGGCCGGTTACGAATTGGGAAGCGTTTCCCGATGAGCAGGTTGCGGCCTGCATCCAAGTCGCCCGGGCGCTCGTTGCCCGCTACAAGCTCGATGACGTGATCGGTCACGACGACATTGCGCCGGATCGCAAAAACGACCCCGGCCCCGCGTTCCCAATGGGAAGGCTTAGGGTAGCATGTGGCTTTCCTGCGGGCTTAAAATAAGAAACGCAAAAAACAAGTTGCGCTGATAAACATGAGTGCTCTCATGCACCCATGAGCACCCCTTTAACTATTTTCCTTCCCGGCACGCGAAGCGATCTCGCCGCATGGCTTCGCGAGCACCGCCGCAAGTATGAATTGGCTTTGGCTGCACGCTGGACTTGGGAGCATGATGAGAAACGCACTTATTTCTCGCGGCTCAAGATGAAGCCTTTTCGCAACCCGGAAACGGGACGCGCCTCCTTTTTTCTTGATGCGTGCATTACACCTTTTTGATCTTCTACTAACCACACACCAAACAAATATGCCACCAACCACACTCATTATACCACACAGCGAATCATTGCCTCAATCCATGCTGTCTAACATCCGCGAAGGATATGCGGCAGCATTTGAGCAGGCCGAAGCATGGCGCGAAAAGGCTCTTGCTATCAAGGTTACGTCCTTGGCCGACAAGGAAGCGATGAAGCAGGCCCGCGAAATGCGCCTGACGCTGAAAAACATCCGCATCGAAGCCGAGAAGAAGCGCAAGGCTTTGAAGGAAGACGCCCTTGTTATGGGCCGCGCCATCGACGGCGTAAATAACCTGCTTCTTGCCGCCATCACGCCGCTCGAACGCCACTTGGAGGAACAGGAAAAATATGCGGAACGCCTTGCCGAGCAGGAACGCCAGCGCCGCCTTTCCGAGCGCACGGAAGCCTTGCAACCCTACATTGAGGCTGGTCAAGTTGTCCCGGCGCTTGATACCATGACGGACGACCAGTTCGCCAAGTATCTTGAAGACGCGAAACTGCTGCACGCCGCCAAGATCGAAGCCGCCAAGAAGGCCGAGGCTGAGCGCATCGCCCGCGAGCAAGCTGAAGCCGCTGAACGTGAACGTCTCCGCATTGAGAACGAACGCCTGAGAGCGGAGGCTGCTGAACGCGAAGCGAAGGCGAAAGCCGAACGCGAAGCCGCTGAAAAGGCTCAACGTGAAGCCGCTGAGCAGGCCCGCAGAGAGCGCGAGGCCCGCGAGAAGTTGGAGCGCGAGCTTGCTACCAAGAAGGCCGAGGAGGAAGCCGCTGCTGTTAAGAAGGCCGCTGCTGCCAAGAAGGCCGCTGCCGCGCCGGACAAGACAAAGCTCCGCACCATTGCGGCGTCTGTCCGCGCCATCCAGTTCCCCACCGTTTCCACGCCAGAAGCTAGCGCAATCTTGGCTAACATTGACGCCAAACGCGAGTCCTTTGCGAAGTGGATTGAAACGCAAATTTCTACTCTTTAACCCATGAAAACACCCCTGAGCACACTCCTGAAAAAAGCAGTTAAAGCGGTTGCGCCACAACGCGACGACAAGAGCAGCTACAAGCCGCTGTTGCCTGCCGTGCAAACGCTGCTGGATCGCGGCTTCATCCTCAAGGATGCCGTTCGCTGGCTGCAAGAGCAAAAACAAATACCCGAGGGCGAGGAAGCATTGCACCGCGCCTATTGCGCAATCCGGCAGGCGCTTTCTCGGCGCGACGGCAAGGCGGCGTAACCTGTCACCATCAACCACCAACATTATGCCTTGGCAAAACTATCGAGACGAGTCCCGCAAACAATGGGGCGTCACTCAAAATGGAAGTTTGGATATTGAGCAGATCAACTGCGGAGCCATTCTCCGCATTGCGGATGCTGTCGAAAAGATGGCGCCAAGCGTCACTGCCCTCTCCGCCGAAAATGTTAGGCTGAAACAGCAAAACGAAACGCTTATTCGATCTAATCGCGCACTGAGAGCGATCAACCAAAAACACAAAATCAACCACGCATGAGCACAGAAACACAACTCGCGGCAGCGCCGCAAAAAGCATCAGCCCTCGCCGTCATGGCGGGCAAATACAACGTCGAGCCGTGCAAACTGCTCGACACTCTCAAGAACACCGTATTCAAGAACGCTACCAATGACGAGCTTTTGGCGCTTGTCGTTGTTTCGAACGAATACGGGCTGAATCCGCTCACGAAGGAAATCTATGCCTTCCCCGCCAAAGGCGGCGGCATCGTGCCGGTTGTCAGCATCGACGGCTGGATTCGGATGATGAACGACCATCCGCAGTTCGACGGCATCGACTACCAGTTTGAGCACGATGAACAGGGTAGGCTCATTGCCTGCACTTCGATCATCTACCGCAAAGATCGCAGCCACCCTACCCGTGTGACGGAATACCTTGCCGAGTGCAAGCGCAACACGGAGCCGTGGAAAATGGAACGGCGCATGCTGCGTCACAAGGCTACCATCCAAGGCGCTCGCGTGGCATTTGGCTTTTCTGGCATTACAGACGAGGACGAGGCCGCCGCAACACCTGGGCTTGCAAATGCCCGCGATGTGACACCGGCACGCAGCGTGCCGATTGATCCCTTCGCGGAAGTGCCCGCCGAGCCTGCCGCGCCAGTTGTCGAGGCCGAGGTTGTCGATCAACCCGCCGAAGCTGACCCGATGGATGACGGCCAACTCGTCGATTTCCTCGACATGGTGCAAGGCTGCGAAGATGCGGCCTCGCTGACGAAGCTCGTCACGGCTGCCAACGCGGGCTTTCAAGACGCGAAGCAGACCATCGCAAAACGTGCAATCAACAACAAGGCGAAGGAACTTGGCGTTACGTGGTCGAAGGAGAAGGGAGGGTTTGAGGCATGAGCGCACGTCACCCCAAACTTGCGACCATGATCGAAGAGGCGAGGCCGCACATGAAGCACCACGGCAAAGGCGACTGGAACGATAACCAGCTTCTTGCTAGTTTTGCCCTTGCTCGTCTTAAAGGAGGCTATCACCACCTCGGTAAAATCAAGGAGTGCGGCAATCATGGCGTCGAGACGAGCATTTACAACACGATTTCGACATTCGACTTTACCGATATGACGGATGCTGTCTTGATCGCGCATCAAATGGGCGTGCGACTTGAGGTCAAGTCGAGCGGCCCTCGCATGCTCAAAATCATGGCTCACGTTCGCGTTTCGTCCGACGATAAGGAGCTTGGAACGCCACACAGACACCCGACGATTGACGGACTGATTGAGCGGGCGACAAAATTTCGCTGGGAAGGAGGCCAAGCATGAAAATTCATCAAGGCTTTCTTCAAGGCTCCGAAGAATGGTTTGCTTTGCGCCGCGGCCGAGTGACTGCATCGCAATTCTCGCGAATCATTACGCCTGCCAAAGGCGAATACTCCAAGCAGGCAGCCGGTTACATGCGCGACCTAGTCGTTGAATGCTTCTGCCCTGACTACGCGAAGTTCCTTGGCAACAAGTGGACGGATCGTGGAACCGAAATGGAGCCGGAAGCACGCAAGGCTTTTGAGGCGCATACGGGGTTGCAAACCGAGCAAGTCGCGTTTGTGACCGCTGACCGTTGGAAACACGTTGTTGGCTGCTCGCCTGATTCACTGCTCAAAGACGCGGCAGGCAATTACGTCGCGGGCTTAGAAATCAAATGCCCGTCGCCGTTCACACATGCGGAATACATCGAGGCTGGTGTTCTGCCTGACGAATACAAAACGCAAGTGCATGGCTCGATGGCTGTCACGGGGCTGAACAAGTGGCACTTCTGGTCTTACTTTCCAAATCTCGCCCCTTTCCATCTTGTCGTGGAGCGCGACGCCTACACGGAAAAGCTAACCGCCGCCATTGACCAGTTCGTGATCGAATACGGAGCTTACCGCCAACGCATGACCCCGAAGCTGCAAACCACACCCAACCACACCCTGCCATGACCTTACTTACGATTGAACAACTCATCGACCAACTTGCCAACCTCGGCCAAGTCGTCGGCCTCGACGCCAAGGTTGAAGCCTGGAACATTCACGAAGCCATGCAGCCGCTTGAAACACGCGGCATCAGCGGTGTCTCGGCTGGATGGGACAAGGTTGCCAACAAAGCCAACGCAACCCTTCGACTTTCTGACGCATGAAGCTGACTTTTTTCGTTCCCGGCATCCCGGCCCCAGGTGGATCGAAGCGCTTTGTCGGCCACAGCAAAAAGACAGGCCGCGCTATTCTCATCGACGCGGCAGGCGAGCGAAACAAAAACTGGCGTTCGATTGTTGGCGTGTGTGGAAGTGAGGCGATTCGCAAAGGTGGCAATCCGGTTTTTCACGGGCCTCTGCGCGTGCGCTTTGACTTCATCATGCCGCGCCGCAAGTTGGACCTGAACAGCAAGGGCGAGGTGAAAGCCTCCGCGCCTTTCTACCACACGACCAAACCCGACGCGCTCAAGCTGGCGCGATCCACCGAAGACGCTTTGACCGGCATCGTGTGGGCCGACGACGCTCAAACGGCGGTGCTCGAAATATCGAAACGCTATGCTTGCGCGGGAGAACCGTGCGGCTGCCAGATTGTCATTCAACCCCTCGACTAACCACATCCTACCACCTAGCACCATGGCAAAAGCAACAAACAAGATCGTCGCCACCATTGGCACCTACAAAGACCGCCAGACTGGCGAGGAAAAGAAACGATACCTGACAGTTGGAACGGCATTCACGGACGACCAAGGGCGCGTGTCGCTGAAAATCGACGCCATGCCCGTATCGCCTGAATGGTCTGGCTGGCTGTCACTGTATCCGCTCGATGAAGATCGGCAGCAACAGCCGCGCCCCAAGTATCAAGGCGACGGCAGAAGCGAGCGCGGGCCAGCGCCGAAACGCGAAGAAGAACCGCCGATGCGCGACGGCATGGAGGATGATGATATTCCTTTCTGAGCAACGCAGTAAACGAAGCCACGATAAAGCACGATATGTGACATTGCGGTGACGCGCTTCTTTGCTCAAAATCTCCTTGCTGACTGAAAACAGCACACATTCAAATGACAGATCAACACACATCGCCCCTGCTTGCGCGTGCCTATAAGGCATCCGGTTTCTGTCCCGGTTTTTCAGCGTGCAACGGGGGCGGCCTTTTTCTGTAATGCACCATTACCCGTTTCATCCCGGCGATTACATGCTCGACACGGCCCACTTAGAGCCGTTGGAGGATTTGGCCTATCGCCGCCTGTTGGACCTGTATTATTCCTCTGAAAGCCCTATCCCACTGGAAACCGAGTTGGTTTCTCGTCGGTTACGTTTGGGTTCCGAAGTGGTTAGCAAAGTGCTTGCTGAGTTCTTCGAGCACCGCGCAACGGGCTGGCATCAGGCGCGTTGTGACGCTGAAATTGCCGATTACAAGGCCCGTGCGGATCGAGCAAGGCAGAACGGCAAAAACGGTGGAAGGCCGAAAACACAGGGCAAAAAACCCACCGGGTTATTTCTGGGTTCCGACAAGAAACCAACTGGCAACCCAGAAGAAACCGAATTGAAAGCTAACCAGAACCAGAACCAGAACCAAGAACCAAATACTAAACCCCTACCCCTTACCGCTCCGGCTCCGCCTGCGCTGGTGGATGAGCAGAAGCTGGAAGTCGGCTCATGGTTTGGACGCAGAGCATCGACGCAATGGAGCGCGAAGGAACTCAAGGCATGGAAGGCCATTTATCCCGACGACCTAGCGGAAGGCATTGCGATCCTGAAAGCGCCCTACGAAGCCAAGGCCAAGTTCACGCGGAAAGATCTTCAAACCTTGCTCAACAACTGGACGGGCGAGATTGACCGCTGGCGCAACTGGCAGGCTCCCGCTGCATCCGACGTGACGAACCGCCAGCACGACGAACTGCCTGCATTCCTCGAAGACGAGAACGCCATTTTTCACCCCAAAGCAGCATGAACCTTCACGACAAAATCGCCCTCATGGCATCGAGAACCCCGGAAACCGGCCTAGAAAGCGTCGATGGCGCTTCGGGCTGCATTATCCCTGCCGAGTTCCTACAACGCCTAGAAGCCCGGTTTCTGCGCAAATGCGCGGACTGTGGCGACGAGTTCGAGGCGGTCGGATTCCAAGGCTACTGCGACGCATGCAGCATCAAGGTGGACGAAAGGGCTGCGCTGCCTCCGGTGCGGAAGCTGGATTCGTCCTGGCCTCGGCTGCATGCCGGCAAGCTCGATGAAATGACCGGACCCGGCAAGGTCATGGCCGAAAAGCTTGCCCCTCGCATCTTTGGGAACCGGCTGCTGGTTCTGGCCGGCGATCGCGGGCGAGGCAAAACGCAGATTGCGGCTTTCATTGCCTATTATCGACTGACCAAAGGCCACGATTCCGGCGTTTACGTCCGCGCCTTTGATCTCCTGACGGCCATTTCTGGCCACGACAAGCAGGCACGTCTGTTTGCCTTCCAGCGCATCCCGTTCCTCTGCATTGACGAGGTTCACACCGTCGAGGCGAAACACCTGCCCGTGCTGGAAAGCATCATGGATGATCGCTACGGCAACCGGAGGCCGACGATGTTGATAGGCAACTGGATGACACCGGAAGGCATTTGCAGCGGCGAGACGATCAACGGCAGGCGTATCAACGGCCTAGGCGAGACGATCATGGACCGCATCAACGAGCACACGAAGCACAAGACGGGCGGCGTCGTTTGGTGCCGTTGGGATTCTTACCGCCAGTAAAACCACAAACAACCATGAGAAACATTAACACACCAAAAACCAAAGTGTATGTGCGCGGCGATGCGTTTGGCGAAAACGCGAGTGAATTTGAGCCGGCGTGGCTGGTGAGTGTGCGGGCGCTGAGGCACCGGCCGCTGTGCTGGCAGGTGTGGGTGCCGAGGTATGCGGCCTGCTTTGACAAGGTGCCGCCGCACTGCCTGTATTGGTATGAGCCGGAAAAAGATCACAGGACGCTGGATCTGCATCAAGTCCAGATGTGGGAATGCCTGTCCGGCAGCATCGAGCTGTGGCGGAAAGACCAACTCACCGATGTGCCGGTCATCGTGAATTTAGGCAAAGGCCATACCATCCGCGGCCACTACCTGTGGACCATCGACTACATCCCCGAGGGCCAACACTTGGGAGTCATCGACACCGCCGATGCGGATTTGCTCGATGAGCACAAGGAGGGGAACGTGGTGCGGCTCAGCAACGGGCAGATCGCCATCTACCCGAACAACCGGCTCAAGTGGCTGCCTGTGAGCCTTACGCCCGAAGGTGCCGCGGCACGCATTCCGCAGTGGGAGGCCGCCAGCAATGAGCGCTGGGACGAGTGGTGGCACGACTCCGATGAGGTGCTGGGAAATGCCAAGTGGGCCTATTGAGTCTCCAATCCGACACTTGAAGACAACCTTCACATACCATGAGCACGACCTTATTTGACCTAAATACATTTCAACCAACTTACCCCTACGCAGCAGGCTACCGCGACACGGACACAAGCCGCGCCGCTGCTGCTACGCTAGATGCGGCTACAATCCGCGCCCAGGTGCTCCAGACGTTTCGCACCGTGGGTGCCATGACTGCCGACGAGTGCGCCGAACGCATGGATATGTCCGTGCTCACGATCCGCCCGCGATGCACCGAACTCAAACGGCTCGGACACCTGCACGACTCAGGGAAGCGCCGACCGAACGCCTCCGGCAAAAGTGCCATGATCCTTACCACCCGCAAACCATAAACATCGACACCCCCCCCTGACACCTGCCCGCAACTCGGCATCCCGTGGACGGACCTCCCCATGTGCCTCTGAAACCAACACCACTATGTCACTCTTAATTAATCAAATCCAACTCGTCTCCGCCATCTTCACCGAACTGGACCGCCAACACCCAGGCGCACAAGTGTCACCCCGCCAACTCAACGAGTGCATTCGCGCCGCCAACATCATCGTAGAGGCGATGCGGATCGACGACAAACTGGCCCAGCAAGGAATGGGCCTAGCTGCATGGCTTGCCAGCGATGACACGGGCATCAGTAGCCTGACGATGGCTGCCGTCATGTATCAGGACGGGCGTTTGCGCGATGCAAAGAACCGATGGTGCCACCCGTGGGACGCCGGCGATTTTGGCCGATGCCATCGTTTCCTCGAAGCCGTGCCCGGCTCTCGCGACCTGTTGCCCAAGATGCGCGACGTGAGCCCCGTGTGGGCCGCATTGGTGGACCGATGGGACGACATCACGGCCCTGTATTTGGAGGAAAAGGCCACGGGCACCAAAGCCCCCAAGTGTTACGCGCTCATCAACGAACTCGTCGAAGCCAATCGCAACAAATGACCGATTATGAACGCATCCGCAGCCAGTTCAACGCAACCGCCGTTTGCCACCTCCAACAGCGCCCCGTGCTCGACTACGAGTCTGGATGCGCCTTCATCCAGTGCGAACGCGGCGACGCCTGCAAGTGCCAACTTCTCGACGGCGAAGGCGGATCAACAACCGCGCTCCTTATCGCATGGCGAACAAAATACGCTGCCCGCTAAAACCTGCCCACTTTGCTCTCGATGAAAGCCCATCCAGTTATTTTCAAACAACACGTTCTCGACCTGCGCCAAAAAGGCAAAAGCGCAAGGCAGATTGCACGGGAAACCGGCCTGCATTTTGGCACGATCAAAACGTGGCTTTTTCGAGGACATGAATCCCGACATGAATCCAGCACAACAGTAGACAAAATTGCTAGACATGAACCCCGGCATGAACCACACTCTGCCACGTCGTGGCAACAATGCCTTCATTTCGATTCCGCTCACTTGTTCCGCCACGGAAACAGCAAACCCGTTTGCGCCGACTCGCCCCCCGGCCTCTCCACAACGCCCGGCATGCTCTGGCTGCCGCACGACGGTTGCGTGAGGAAGTGCAAGCGGTGCGCAAAATGGGAGGTGGAGAACAACCAGCGTCAAGCGACGGCGGGCGCTGGATTTCCGAAACCATAGACAGTTCTCCGAACCGTAATCAACAACCTATATCAATGACTTCAATTCCCACATCTCTCATCATCAAGTGCTTTAACTCAAGCGGTAGAGACATGCGTGCTGCAGCCACAATCCCCTGTCTTGCAGTCGTCTACCAACTTGAAAAAACTACTCTCGACGACGTCGCCACGCGCCTCAACATAGTCAAAACCACTGCACGCGGTTGTCTCATTGCCCTCGAAAAAGCTGGACTAATTACTGTCCAGCGTAGTTCCAACGGCAACGCAGGCAAAGCTAAAAACATTTATCAAATCAAATGAGCACACCACATAAAACCAACAACGGCGACATGCTGAAACTTATGCGCAGGCTGCATCTTGCCATCACGGCGAGGATGTCCGAAGAAAATCCAAGCGATGATCAGCGCTTGGAATTGCGCCTTGCTTGGGAGGAGGCTGGCAAGTTTTTGGAAGGCTCCATGCCTTTGGCTCAAACCATGAACACGAACGATAAAGCTGAACTGCGGCCATGAAAGACTTTCACCCATGCCAAACGTGCCCGAACTACGGGAAGTGCGCTACAAACGGAATGGCGTGCGAAAGGCCGTCAGTTCCAGCGGCTGGTTCAGCTTCGGTTGCCGCGATATTGGCCGCCGACACTGGCGACAGTTCACTCATTCACAATCTCGCCAACCGCGCCCGCGAAATGGAAGCGCTCGCCACCGCGCTAATGCGGACATGCTACGACGAAGCGAATCGCCTAGCAAACCACGGCAGCAGCGGACTTGAAAAACTGGTCATGTCGCAACTCTACGATGCCGCCAACGCTGCCAAGGAAAAGCTGAACAAATAGCTGAGCCGCAAGCGAGCCGAGGCGAGTCTGTCGGATCCAGCGCAAGTTCGCCTTGCAAATTACCATTACAAACCACGCATTAACACAATGCCAGCACTCAAAAACCCAAAGCACGAAGCCTTTGCGCAATCGGTGGCTGCTGGAATGCCAGCAAGCCAAGCCTACATCAAGCACGTCTCTCGAGCTGGAAATTGTTCAAACCGAACAGCGGAGGTCACTGGCTCAAAGTTGCAAAACATTTCTGAGGTTAGTCTGAGAATTTCAAAATTAAAAAAAGCCGCTGGTGATATGGCTGACAAGAAATGGCAACTGAATCGGGAAACGTGGCTTGAACGGCTTGAAGGGCTGGCTACAAAAGCAGAGGCAGCGGAGGATTTTAGTGCGTCAACTAAAGCTCTTACGGAGGTAGGCAAAGCGTCGGGCTGGTATGAACCGGAGAAACACGAACTCACGATTAACGTCACAATCGGCGGCAACACGGCGGAGGAATAGCCATGCAGACTGTTAACTTGACGATCAACCCGAGGCAACAGTTTCGGCCTTACCTTGAATCGTCTGCACGCTGGTCTGTGCTGGTAGCGCATCGACGGGCAGGAAAAACGGTGGGCGTGGTGCAAAAGCTCATCAAGTGCGCCCTGACGCACAAGCGCAAAGGGCCGCCGCTCCGGTATGCCTACATTGCGCCGACGCGTGACCAAGCCAAAGACATCGCTTGGGCTTATCTCAAGGACTACGCGGGCAAGATTCCCGGCACGATCATTAACGAGTCGGAACTCAAGATCACGTTCGTCAACAAGGCGGTGGTCCGTCTTTACTCGGGCGAGAACTATGAGCGCATGCGCGGCCTCTATTTCGACGGCGTAGTTTCTGACGAGGACGCCGACATTCCTCCGCAGGCTTTCGATTACGTCATTCTTCCGTGTTTGCTCGATTACGACGGCTGGCATACCCGGATCGGCACGCCGAAGGGCAAAAACGCGTTCTATAAGGCGTTTGTGAAGGCACAAAGCGCACCTGATAGCTTTGCTCTCATGCTCAAGGCCAGCGAGTCGGGCATTCTGTCGGAATCCGCTCTTGGGGCTTTACGCTCGCAGCTCACGGCAGAAGCCTACGCGCAGGAAATGGAATGCGACTTCAACGTCGGCAGGCCGGGGGCGATCTATGCCCGGCTCATCGAGGCCGCCTATCGGGAAAAGCGCATTGTCGAGTTTCCGGTTGTTGACACGCTCGTTCACACCACTTGGGATTTGGGCAGCCCGTCAAACACAACCGTTTGGTATTGGCAAATTGCAGGCCGGGAAATCCGCGTCATTGACTGCGATGTGGGTTACATCGAGGGCGTCGAGACTGTGACGCAACGAGTCGCCTGGATGCTGGCAAAAGGCTACGCCTACGGGAAGCACATTCTTCCGCACGATGCCGAGCAGACCGAGCGCAGCGGCAGGACGTTCGTGCAAGACTTGCGCGATGCCGGGTTTCAAAACGCCGTTGTTCTTCCTCGAACAGCTGACATCTGGAACGGCATTAATGGCCTCAAAGGCTTGTTCCCGTCGATGGTGTTTCACGCTCGCAAATGTGAGAAAGGCATCGAAGCCCTTGAAGCCTACCACACGAAAGAGGTCGAGCTTGGCAAGCTCATTTCCAGCGAGCCGGTGCATGACTGGTCGAGTCACACGGCAGACGCGGCGCGATACATCGCGGAAGCTCTCGGGTGTGGGCTGGTGAAGTTCAACACTCAAACGGTGACGCGGGCCTTTGAGGACGACGACGACAAGCCGCGCAACCGCAGGCAAGCAAAATTCAGCTTTGGAGGGTGGAGACGATGACGCCCTACGCTCAAGCCCTCGCGCTTTACCAAGGCGACACGCGGCGCTTCACGGATGAGTTAGAGCAGCATTTTCTGTTCGGCTACGTCGTGGCGACTCCTGACGCGTTTGCGATGGCAAGGCCGGTGCTGTCCACTTGGGAGCCGTCGAGGATTGCGGACATTGCCGAGGTCGAGCCGTTGGAGACGGCAGACGCGTGGTATATCTGGCTGCTGGCTGGCAAACTGTCCGTTGCGGTGCGCTGGCTGCCGGCGGAATTGCCGCTCATCGGCTTGGCTCAACGTGGTAGCCCGGCGCGTTTTGTGGTATGGGAGCGGTTGAAAAGGCTTGCGGTTAGTGGTAAGGTTGAACGCTATGGTTCGGGCTTGCGCGTCTCCTGATTTCGGTCACACTACTGGCCTCTACAATCACTCCGAATCTACGGAGGTATCCCCATGAAATAACCAACACCGACTGCCCATCATTACCGAGTCGCCGATGGGAGGAAGTAGGCTCAAGGTATCAGCCCCGTGTCTCTGTGAGTGCAGAGAGCGGGGCTTTGTATTGCCCGAACGACCAAGATCAGCCATGAAGGCGGGCGATAGATACCCGCTGACACGACGACTCCGCCCCGCCGAATTGGCTGCATCCTGCTTGTTCTGCTCCGTTGGTGAGAATATGCAAAATGCCGCTTGCGTCATAAGCCGCTTATGATAAAGTCACACACATGAACGCTGAATACATCGCCGACGCCAAAGCCCTTATGTCCACCGCTGACCGGTGCGACTCAACCCCTGAGCAGGCCCGCCGCCTCTACACTCAGGCCGCCCGCATCCTTCGCGCCTGCCCTCGGTCAACTGACTGGTCGGAGGCATCACGCATCAACAATCTCATCCAGGAGGCCGACTACAATGCAAGCCTCTGAATCGGTGGCGGAAATCTCCGTCAATGGAGTGCTCGAATCAGTGGTCCGCGTGCCGTCTGACTGCGTTCCGTCTCTCATGGCCTACCTCGAAAAGCGAGGGGCATCATTCCCGATGGCGATCTTGCTACGCATCTTCGTGGCGAACTGGAAAACTGGCGTCGATCTCTCGAAGGCATGAAAAAGGAACTCAAGAAATACCTCGCGGAGATCGGCAGCAAAGGTGGCAAGGCCAGCCGCCGCAAGATCACACCAGCACAGCAGGCGGCGATGCAGGAAGCTCGAAAGGCCGCAAGACTCCGCAAGGAGCAGAACAAGGACGCTCATCAACCGAGCCGAAGCGAGGCTTGATGCAGCAGGCGTTCGGCAGTCCGTGGTAATTTCTGGTTTGACAAACGCCAAATGATTCCCGCTATCCAGTTGCATGTGGAACATTTGTCTCCTGAACGATCCTCGCGGCTTGTCTGGCGCTTTGCATTTTGGCGGCGGCGCTTCTGCTCCCCCGACTGTGGCGCAACCTGCAGCCCCTGCAGCTGACACTGAGGCAGCCAAGCAAAAAGTAAGCGACGCCAATCGTCGGCGCGTCGGCGGCATGGATGCCCTGCAAGGCAATGTCCTTGGCTCTCTGCGCGATCAAACTAAAGCGCGAACACTTGGAGCTTCGGCAACCTCACAGACACCTTACACGGGCGAGCAATGAGCGATTACGCCGATAAGCCGAAACCCAAGCAAGATACGGCGCTAGCTGAAAAGCTTTGCCGTCGCTGGCAGGTCATGCAGGCGGATCGAATGCCGTTCATGTCCATCTGGCAAGAAATTGCGGACCTCATGGCTACGCGTTCCGGTGGCATCAATACCAAAGTCGAAATGCCAGACACGGCCAAAGACTCGGCTCTTTTTGACACGACGGCAGGCGACGCCCTGCTGACTATGGCCGGCGGCCTCATGTCGTGGACGATGCCGGTGAATGAACCGTGGTTTAGTTTTGAGCCGATTCGCGAGCTTCGAGGTTCCGATCGAACACGGCGCTGGTCGATGGAGTGCTCGGAACTTGCTCGAGAATATCTAGGCAATTCGGCCTATTACACCGAGGCACATGAGGATCTTTTGAGCCATTGCGGCTTTGCAACCTCGGCGATGTATTTCAACATCGAAGAGGGCAAGTTGCGCTTCGAGCACCTGCCAACCGGCTCTTACTGCATCGAGGAAAACGCCTTCGGTGTGGTCGATACGCTGTTCCGTGAATTTGAATGGACGGTGGAGAAAGCCGAAGACTACTTTGGGAAAGAAAACCTGTCCGAAGCCACGCAAAAGCTGTGCGAGGGCGACAAAGAGCGGCAAAGCAAAATCAAGATTCTGCATGCTGTCTATCGTCGTTCCGACAGTGAACGGCCTTCTGACTCGCTGGCGCGTCGTGCTGGATGGGGGAAAGAGTTCGCCTCCTACTACGTCGAGTCAGCGCAAAAGCACATCTTGCGCGAGGGTGGTTTCGACTACTTTCCTTTCAGTGTGGGCCGTTACCTCAAATGGACGGCGCTTTCGGGCAACGCACCTTACGGCTACGGGCCAGGCTTTGCTGCGCTCCCTGACACGCGGCAAATCAATTTCCTCCAAATGGTCATGGACTGCGAGGCGGAAAAGCGCGTGCGGCCGCCGATGATCGCAGACGAGCGAATGGAAGGCGATTTGATCCTATCGGCGGGCGGCATCAACTACATCGCGCAGGGCATGTTTGAGCCGCGCCCTATTCCGGTTGAGGGCAATTACCAGATTGGCGTGGATCGCTACAAGATGCGGCAGGACATGATTCGAGCCAAGTTTCACGCCCAACTCTTCAACATGTTTGAAGGGCTGGACGGCATCAGAACCGCGACGGAAATCAACGAGCGTGCTGCCGAAAAGATTACGACCATTACGCCCGCATTCTCCCGCATCGCCAACGAAAAACACACGCCGATGTTTCAAGCCCTGTTTGCCATGTGGCTTGAAAACGGCATGCTGCCGAGACCGCCGCAAGAAGCCATCCAGCCCGTTTCGGATACGATGGGCTTTGTCCCGGCTCCGGTGGTCACGTTCTCGTCGCGGCTGGCGCTGGCAATCAAGAACCTGCGCAACGTCCAGGCGGATCGCCACATTCAACGCATCGTCTCGATTGCACCCCTGCGCCCCGAAGTGCTCGAACCTTTTGACTGGATCAAATGGGCGCGAGGCAGTGCCGAAGATTCAGGCGTGCCGAGTGAATACCTGCTTTCCGAAGAAGTCGTGCAGCAAAACATGCAGGCCAAAGCACAAGCTGCCGCGACACAAATGCAAATGCAGATGATGGAGCAAGGCGCAAAGGCTGTTGGCTCTATTGGAGGTGCTGAAGGCATCAAACAACTTACGCAAGCTGCATAAATAATTACGACCATGAGCAACGAGCACGAACCCCAACGTCCCAAGCTGGATCTCGCGAAAGATTTTTCGAAAGGCAACGACCTGTTTGAGTTTGAGTTCAACGAGAAATCAATGAAGCACCAGACAGCGCACACGGTCAAAAATGCGTTCGTGGAGGGCTTCACCTGCTTTCTCTTCAAGTTCACGTTCAAGAAGCGGCATTTCGAGTGGCGCGTTGCCATGCCTCCTGCGGCTGGCTTCGATAAACTCGACGCCTACGAAATGGGCCTGCAAGCGTTCGCTCGCTTTCTGAACACAGTGGCAAAGCTTGTGGAGCAGGAAAAGCTCGGAATCGTGGAAACCATTAACGCCGATGACTGAGACGCAAGCCAAGAAGATCGACCATGAGGCCAAGGTGAAAGCCGCCTGGGCTTCTCTCGCGCTGTCTCCCGAGTTTCAAACCGTCTTCACGGATCTGCAAATCAGGTTCGGTTTCCTCGCGCCGTCGTTCTCGGCTCAAGACAATTTCAACCCGACAGCGGCAGCGGTTCGCGACGGGGAAAAGAACGTGCTTCGACACATCGCCAAGAAACTGAGCTTCGGCTTGGCGGTGTCCGAAGATGACGCAGCACCAGAAAAGCAACGCGAGGCTCTTTAACCACCACCACGACCATGATCGAAATTCAAGGCACGGCCATCCTTCGCGATGGCAAAAACATCGGCACCATCACGGGAGACACGGCCTTTTTGCCGAAGAAACCCGGCCCGGCCATTCTCGGCCAGATTCGCAAGGCAGCAGGCAAGCCGGAATTGGCGTTTGAATACGTCGCCGCTCCCGTGGCTGCTTCCACCCCTCAAAACATCGCCCCCGTCGTTCCGTCCGGCCAGACTGAGAACAACGAGGGCGAGAGCATTTCCGGGAAACCGGCAAGCGTTTCGGGCGCTGCCGTTGCGCCGGAAGAATCCAGTCAATCGGCGGGCGATGCAAGCTCGAAAACGGGGCTAGACCGGCTGCTCGATTTGGCTGCCGAGGGCAAGATTCCGGCACCTCCCGCTCACAATCCGGCAATGGGCGACAAGGCTCCCGAGTTTGTCGAGTGGTTCAAAGCGCACGCAACGGCGGAAGAGATTGCAGCCAAGTATCCGGCTACGCGTCGCTTGCCAAAGCTCGGTGACTTCGAGGCCGCTGAACTGCGCCGCATGAACCGCAAGCTAGATGGCGAAGTCGAGGACAAGGCCGACTAATCCCGCATTCACTCCAACCACAAACCACCACGATAACACAATGAAATCCACAATTGCTCCCATGCTTTACATCGCCAGTTTTGCCCAATTCTCCAGCGCTTTGCGAATGACGCGCCTGAGCGGGCCGCCAGCTCCCAGCTACGGCCCGGGCCTGAACCAACGCCAGCGCCGGAAATACAACCGCCAACGTAACGCCAACGGCATCAAAAACGCGTTTGCATAATCACACCACAAACCACCACGACAAAGCATGAAACTCCACAACAGGTTCTTTTTCAATCAGGCAGGCGATGCAGGCAGCGGCGACGGCGGCGGATCGGGCGGAGGCTCGACGCTTCTCGGCGGCGCCGCTGGCTCACAGGGCGGCGCAGGCGATGCCACGCAGCAGCGGCAGGTATCCAGTTCCTCCGGCGATGATGACGAGCACAGCAAGGGCGGCGCGTTTGATTTCCGCGCCTCGCTCGATGACAAAGGCAACTTCAAACAGGACTGGACGAAAAGCCTTCCTGACGACCTCAAGCAAGCCGAAGGCGTGCTAAGCAAGTATCCAAACCCGGTCGAAGCCCTGCGCGGTCTGGCGAACGCTCAAAAGCTCATCGGCCAAAAGAGCACCCTCAAGGCTCCAGCTCCTGATGCCAAGCCCGAAGAAGTCGAGAAGTTCAACATCCAGCTTCGCGACGTGCTCGGCATTCCGCAGAAGGCCGAAGATTACAAGCTGACCAAACCCGAAAAACTGCCCGAGGGGCTGACATGGGACGACGCAAAAGCAGGCGATTTCGCCAAGCTGGCGCATTCCCTCAACATTCCACCGGCTGCCGCCGACAAGATCGCGGCATGGCAGATACAACAAATGACCGGCATGGTGGACGCTGGCAAGGCCAAGCTCGACCAGTGGATTCAATCGCAAACTGCCGAACTTAAAAAGGATTGGGGAGGGGATTTTGACGCCAACCTGGGCAAAGCTGCCAAAGCTGCGCAGATTGCAGGCTTCGACCTCAACGACGGCGAGCTTGCCAACAACGCGAAGTTCATCAAGGCCATGCTGACCGTCTCTAATCTCATCAAGCCCGACGCCCTCGTCGGTGCTGACAAGGCCGGAAACGTGATGGACGGCAAAGCGCAAGCCGAGGACATTCGCAGAAATCCTGCAAATCCGTGGCATAACGCCTACAACGGCAAAGAAGGCTCCGCACGCCAGAAAGAGGCTGCTGCCCTTATGGCGAGGCTGCAAGGCGTTCAAATGACGGCATAACGCATGGATTTCCTGACCTACACCTGCCCGCGTGAACTCGAAACCGTGACCGGCAAAGCGGCAGCGGTTTGGAACGAGGTCATGCGGGATTTAGTTCACATCCGCAAATGGCAACCACTGCCTCTTGGCATCACGAAAACAGCATGGCCATTGCAAGCCGATGTGGTGATTGAATGGTCATTGAAAGTGCGATCTGCAATGCACCCTGACCGTGTGGCAGTCTGCCAACGCATTGCGCCTAGTCGCTGGTTAATTCGCCTCGATGAATCTCGCAAGTGGGCAGTGTCAACTTGGGCGCGGTGGATTGGCAACGGTGAAGACGCTTTGGCGTGTTTGGTGCATGAGTTTGGTCATGTCTTCCAGCTTCCGCACGCAGACGATCCATTTTATGTCATGCACCCGCAAATCGGCGGCAATGGCAAGCTATCGAAACAAGAAAAAAAACTGTATCGCGAATGGTTTTTGAATCTGCTCGAAAACGAGCAATAAAAAGCCCCGCTTGCTAGGCGGGGCTTTTGTCATTTCTTCCAGCGTGCAAGAGCGGCTTTTTGCGCGGCTTCTCGTCGTTGTTGGGCAGTTTTGCCTTTCCAGCGTTCCTTGCCACCTTTGATTTGATTGACGGCTGGTTGGTCGAAATGGTGACCGCATTTAGGGCAGATGCATTTCATAGATAATTTTCGTTGAGGTTTGCGATGCGCGGAGAAAGACCGAGCTTGGCGCGTTGGTGCGCTTGCCAACGGTTAGCGAACTCGACGCGGCGGTCGGTGATGCGAGGTTTCGGGTAGCGCCCGCCGGTGTGCGGCAGGCGAGATTTGGGGAGGTTGCTCATAGTGTGGTGTGTGTTTGGGTGTGGGGTAAAATGGGGCGGCCCGTGAGAGCCGCCCCGGTGAATGGTTTAAAGCGGCGTCGCGTCGGGGATGAAGCTCACTGGATCAAAGAAGTTTTCGCCGACTACCCGCACAGTGTAGTGACGGCCTTCGATTTCGATTTGCTGACCGTTTTCAATCTCAACAGCGGCAGCTATCTCGGCACGCTTTGCATCAAGATCCGCCTGCTTGCCGGTATAATTGGCGGTGAGCACGCTTGATTCTTGGATCGTCCACGCCAATTCGCCATGCTCGTTGCAGGGCTTTGGCCCAAACTGAGCAGTCACGCCCTGCTGAGTGCGGACACGGATGCGGTTGAAATTGCGGAAGCTTTTGACGCGGATGAGTTGATCGTGGGTAAGTGTCATATCGGTGGTGCAGTGTTTGGGTTTGTGTCTCTCGACGCTGCACTTATACAAGCTAGCTCGCATAGCGTCAACAAGAAAGTTTTTTTGTTTGACATTCCACGCCTTACACCACGTCATACCATTCAGAGCCAAGCGGCCCGTTTGTGACGGATACCCGCAGCACACCTAGTAGCGGCCTCAAATGAGATACCCGCGAGAAGGACTCACCTCCCCGGCAAGCCATCGGCTCAACGGCAAGCCTCTCGCAACTCCTTACTCATTCACAGGCCATGCCTGACCAAATCACATCATACTACGAAACCGAGTTCTCGAAGAACTGGGAAATGCTCGCGCAGCAAAAAGAAAGCCGCCTCGGCGGTGCCGCTACTCCTACCACCATCACCGGCAAACGCCGGAAGTTCAACCAACTTGAAATCGGCTCCTTGCAGGAAGTCACTACCCGCAAGGGAGACACGCCAGACGGCGACAGCACCGGTTACGCCTACTGGATCTACCGCCGCAAGTTCGAGCGCGTCATCATCTTCGATGAAGACGATGAAATGCAGCTTGGCACCATCGCCCTTCCCGACTCCGACGAAGTGACAAGCATGATGGCTGCGAGCAATCGCACCAAGGATGACGTTATCATTTCGGCCATGGACGCCACTCGCTACATTGGCGAAAACGGCACGACCACCGACGCTTTCGACACGGCCAATCAGGTCGCCGTCAATTACGTCGCCAGCGGCTCGACTGCTAACAGCGGCATCACAGTAGCGAAAATTCTCGCAGCCAAGCGCATCCTCGATGAAAACGAAGTAGACGACAATGATCGCTATTTCGCCATCTCGGCGCAGGGCTTGCAAGACATGCTGCTCACGACTGAGATCACCTCGGCAGACTTCAACACAGTTCGAGCACTGGCTGCTGGCTCCGTCGATATGTTCGCCGGGTTCAAGTTCATCCGCACTGAGCGCCTGAGCCTGAACAGCGGCACAGACGTTCGCACCTGCTTTGCTTGGGCGAAGTCGGGCATCAAGTTTGCCGATGGCGGTCGTCAGACCTACATCGACGTGCTGCCCTCTCGCCGTCACGCGAAACAGATTCGCGGCGTTTATCGCTGCGGTGCTGTCCGCACTGAGAACAAGCGTGTCGTTCGCGTCTATGCGGACGAAAGCCCGTAATCCTTCGGGGCGCTGGTGAGTAGCCAGCGCCCTTCCTTCAACCTTCGAACCCTTTTCCTTTTCGCATTATATGCCTAACACCTACACCACCTTTGGCTCGTCTCAGAACGATGCCGTCAACGACATGAGCGCAGCCCCCAACCTCAAGCAGGCTGGCGGCAACCTTCACGTCGTGCAAGTCAGCAAGAGCAGCTACACCGCTGCGACGGCTGATCCGCTCTACCTCGTCCGCCTTCCCAAGGGTGCTCGAGTTCTCCCGCATCTCTGCGTGGTCGATCACGGAGACCCCGGCGACGCCTGCACGGGAACTGTCGGCTACATCTACGACGACGGCACCGGCGACGCGGACGGCTACAGCACCGGCATTCAGCTTGGCGGCTCGGCGGGCTATGAGTCGTTCAGTGCCACCGCTGGCGCCGCGGCTCTTACGCCGGTCACGCTGGCCGATGACGCCTGGGTTTATGTGACGTGGGGCACCGTGACGAACGGCGCTTCTCACACGCAAACCTGGACCATCGCATATACGCTGGCCTAATCCGCTTTCCTCCGTGGTTGGTGGAATCCTCGCCCTCGTCGCCTCTCGTGCTCAGGGGGCGGCGAGGGTTCTCCTTTTGAGCACTTCGCGCCATGACCAAGACTGAAATTTGCAACCTCGCCCTCTCCCTCTTGTCCGCGAACACGGCGACGGACATTGACACGGATTCGACGCCACAGGCGGAGGCGGTGCGGCGCTGGTTCGCACCGGCGCGTGACGAGTGCCTTGCCTCGCATCCGTGGAATTTCGCGACAAAGCGAGCACGACTGACGCTGACATGGACTGCGCTTTCAGGCGTGGCGTTAACTGACGCTGGCGCTTCCGATGAAATTCGCGTGAATTATACAAGCCACGGCCTGTCAACCGGTCAACGAATACACATGCAGGACGTGCAAGGCGTGCCGGCTGCAAATGGAACATGGTATGTGACGCAAATCAATGCCAACACGTTTGACCTTGATGATTCCGTTTTTTCCGGCGCACATACAAGTGGCACGGGCGAGTGGATCGTGGCACCGTTGCACGGATGGGATTATAGGCACACGCTGCCAAACGATTGCCTGCGCGTTGTGCGTGTGAACGGTTACGAGGGCAACGAAGAAGATTCCGCGCCTTACGCCATCGAAGAGGGCGTGCTGCTCTCCGATGACGACATTATCGAACTGCAATATGTCTATCAGCACACAACAGTAGCAAACTGGACGCAAGACTTCATCAACGCGTTTGCGGCTTTGCTCGCCTCCTATGTTGCGGCAGAAATCACCGAAAGCGTCGGCAGGGGAGAAACCCTCCGCAAGCAGTTCGAAGCCATCGTGGCACCGCAAAAGCGCCGGAATGATGCACGCACCGGCAAGGGACGCACGCTTCAACCCACATACAATTCTCAACTGGTCGCCGCTCGACGCTCTTCGATAACCAACTGGTAAGCCATGCCTCATTCACTTCACGTCAATTTCAACGGCGGCATCTATTCGCCGCTTATGGAAGGCCGAGTTGATTTTGAGCAATATCGCACCGGCTGCCTCCAAATGAAAAACTTCATTGTGCGTCCCTACGGCGGCGCGTTTAAGGCTCCAGGCACACAATACATTGGCGAGGTCAAAACGTCTTCAAAAAAAACACGGCTCATCCCGTTGCGTGTTTCGACTGCAGAAAACTACTTTATTGAAGTAGGCGAAGGCTATTTTCGATTTTGGCGCGACAGTGATCCGGGTGGTTACCTACAAATCAAAAGCGGATATTCCGTCACGGCGCATTCGACGGCAACGACGTATTACCTTGGCGATGTGGCATCAAGTGGCGGCACAAATTACCTGCGCGTTGACAATGATGAGGCAAAAGATTCGAGTTTTGCGGCGGCTCTTTCGGCTGGCTATTGGCACGCTTTGACTGGCAGCATCTACGAATGGCCGAACGAATACACCGAGAGCGAACTGGCGGTCATCCAGATCCAGCAAATCAACCGGCTGCTTGTGCTTGTTCATCCAAATCATCCGCCGCAGTTGATCGAGTCAATTCCGGTGGACAGCCTAACTTCGAATTTTATCCGCAACGCCGCATGGAGTGACGCCAACACAACGAACGTAACGCACTCGTTCCTCGTCCAGCCGATTAGTTACGTTTTTCCGCCTCTCAAAGAACACGAACTGAGTCGTTCTGGCTACACGGTAACACTCAATTTCGACCATGCAGCATGGTTGACTTCGACGGCTTACGTTGTGGGCGACATCCGCACGGTTTCGAGCGTGGCTTACTACTGCACGACGGCGCACACCAGCGGCACGTTTGCCACGGATCTTGCGGCCAATCGCTGGCGGCTGGCTACAGGGGCAGAAGTTGATTACAAGCTCACAGCAAGCAATTCTTCAGTGTTTAGCGGCCTCGACGTTAGCGACCAATTTATCATTGAGCCGTCGCTGTATCGCACGACAAGCGCAAGCTCTCCGCGTGGAGCATCGCTCAAATTGGGCGGCACGTCTCCAAGCGGATCGCCGGGATCGGAATACACTGCGTCACAGCCTATTTTCATTCAGGGATCTTACAGTGTAACCTCAAGCTGGAAAGCCAACGAATCGCCGCTTGGAACCCTGCGGCTTGAGCGTGCTCTCGATGGCGTCAATTGGGAAGTAGTGAAGGAATGGACGCAAAACGACACCTCACAAGGCACATTTGTTTATGAAGACGACGCCGCAAAAGCGGGGGAATGGTATCGGCTTGGCGGTTACTGCGAAGCCCTGTCAGGATCACCCGCGAGCGTGTTGCTTGAATCGGCTGACGCACAGGTAAAGCTGCCGTTTACGATCCGCGCTTTGACTTCATCGACGGTGCTGCAAGTGCGTTCTGCTTTGCCTCGGCAAAGCTTGGCTCCCAAGCCTGCTGTTGGTGTGGCTGCGTCGGCCTTTTATGTTCATGCCTTTTCGCAGGATAACGGCTATCCTGGAGCTGTCGGGCTGCACAATCTGCGCTTGTGGTTTGGTGGCACCAGCAAAGAGCCAAATCGAGTTCGTGGCAGCGTGGTAGACGACTTTTTCAACTTTTCGACAGGCGAGGGGGATTCTGACGGATTCGACATTGTGTTGAACTCAAACGAATCAAACCTAGTTCGATGGATTGCCAGCTACCGACAAGGGCTGGTCGTTGGGACAACGGGTGAAGAATGGACCATTCAAGGTGGTGGCGACGGCTCCGAAGTGCTCAAGCCATCAAACGTGCAAGCCATACGGCGCAACCGAGCAGGCTCGACCACGCTGCAGCCCGTGCAAACGAAAGACGCGCTTTTGTGGGTTTCACCTACCGGGCGCAAGGTCTTTGAGTTCGCCTATGTATTTTCTTCCGACGCCTACGAAGCCAACGACATGACGCTTCGAGCTGAAAACGTAACAGACGGCGGCATTGTGGCGCTGGCTTACCAAAGTGAACCGGACCCTATTTTGTGGGCCGTGACTGGCGACGGGCGGCTTTTGGGCTTTTCCTACAATCGAGCCAACCAAATCACCGCATGGTTCGAGCGCACCACGCAAGGCACGTTTGAAAGCATCGCAGCTGTGCGAGGATCAGCGGAAGCCGATCGCGTTTGGATGATTGTCAACCGCACTGTGAACGGTTCAACAAAGCGGTATATCGAGCGGTTTTACCCTACTGCGCAGGCTTTCGATTTCGACACGGCCACGGATTTCTGTTACCTCGACTGCGCGAAAAAAATCACGCAAGCGAGCAGCACGGCGGTTTCCGGGCTTTCGCACCTCGAAGGGCTGACGGTGAAGGTGTGGCGTTCTGGCACGACCAGCGAAAGCAAAACGGTTGCGAGCGGGGCGATTACCCTTGGGGCTGCGGCGACGACTCTTTTTGTCGGTTTGCCTTATATTTCGACTCTTCAACCGATGCCGTTGGAGTTCCAGCTTCAAGACGGAACGGCACAAGGCCGTAAGTTTAACAGCCAGCGGACGCAACTGCTGCTCCACAAAAGCCTTGGAGGCACCATCAAACACGCGACGAGCGGAACGGCTTATGCTATCGAATACCCAGCAGGAACAACTACGGTGTTTTCAGGTCGGAAAGAACAGCACGTTAAAGCGGATTGGACCGATGCTGTGACCTTGACTTTTGCGCATGCAGACCCAACGCCTTTCAACATGCTCGGTTACGTTCTCAAATGTGAAATCTCAGGCAAATGAATCTTTTTCCTTTTCCAATTCTGGCCGTTGTCGATTGGGGTGTTATAATTTACTGGACACTTTTTGCGGGTTTAACGGCAGCCTCGACGTATGCCGGATATTCCGCACAACAGCAGGCCGCCAAGCAAGCCAATCTTAACGCGGAATCGGCAGCGCAACAAGAAGCCGCAAGAAAGGCAGCCGAGCTGGAAGCGGCTACACGGCAACGGTTGGCGGAGCAACGTCGATTTCGGCAGACTCAAGCGGCAGCAATCTCCGGGCAAGGCATCCAAATGACCGGCACGCCGCTGGACATTTTGGCGGATACGGAAGTGCAAACGCAACTTGAGCTTCAAAACCTCGCCTTTTCGAACGACCTGCAACAGCAAGACATTCAAAACCGGCGATTATCTGCTTTGTCGGCAGCCGATGCGGCCAAGCCTAGCACGGGCGCAACGTTGCTTTCCGGCGCGTCATCCATGCTTAACGCTTACGGCAACCTTTCCAGCAATCGGCCTCAAACGGCTAAACCCGCCACCACGACCACGGGCTAAACAACTTTCTGACCATGCCCCTTGTTCCTCTCGCACCCATCGCTCGCGCTCCAGCTTTTGGCAACGTCGCACCGGTTCAACTGACTTCGAACGCCAATCGCACGGCACAAATCGGGCGGGCGATCGGGCAAGCGGGTGAAACGCTGGTCAATTTGCAGGCCAAATACGCCGAGCTTGTGGACGCTCGCAGCATGATCGCAGCCGAGAACGTCATGCGGCAGACCACGAACGACTTCAACGCGTGGCGGCTTGATCCTCAGAACGCCGACGAATCCGCATGGCTGCCTAAGTGGCAGGAAATGCAGTCCACAGCACAGAAGCAAATCGACGGCCTCAAGATGACGGAAGGGGCGCGGCTCAATACAACGCGCTCCTGGGGCCGGTGGAACGATGCGCAAACCATCAGCGTGCAGGGCGATGTGTTCAAGCAAGGGGTGAAACGCACAAAAGACGCGCTCGACCTCCGCATGAAGCAGGCAATTGACTTCGGCGATGATTCCATGATTCGCAGCACCGTAGAGCATGGCGTGAAACTTGGCGTCTTCACTCCCGAAGAAGGGGCGCTTGTTGAATACGACGCCAGCAAGGCAGCCAAAGGAACGCGCCGGGAGCGGTTCAACCTCGAACTTAAGACGATGCTGGACGCGCCCACGGCCAAAGCTGACGAGGTGAAGGCGTCGATTCAAAGCAATGCGGATCTGACGGACTCGGAAAAGTCGAGCTTGCTCATGCAGGTGGAGAACCGCTTCAAGGACGCGGAGCTTGAACACTTGATCGACACCAATCCCGTTCACGGTCTCGAAGTTGCACAGAACGACTTTTCACGCGGGCGCATCACCGCAAACCGGCTGGACGAATTGAAACGCCGCAGTGAAACCGTGCAGACCCGCGAGCGAGGCAAGCAATACGCTGGCATTGCCGACGCCATGAAGGCCAAGGCATCCAAGGCGGAAATCGTGAAGTTGCTCGATGAAGGCAACTTTTTGACTCCAGGCGACAAGGCAGAAATTATGACAGCCATCGACAACAAAATGGATGATGAGTTTGTGCTTTCGACGCTGGCGAAAGAAGCCGCAAACTTCCAGCACGCGCCGGATTCTCCCGAGTATTTCCTCTTCACCAAGCGCGTCGATGCGCTGGCGACGGGCAATCATCGCTCTCACATTCTCGGGCTGCGTGACAAGGCGCTGGCGGGTGAGCAAGACGGCGGATCATTCTCGCGCTCTTGGGGCAAGGTGTTTACTCAAGCGGACGACGATTTGAAGAACGGCGTGTTTGGTCCAACGACGAGCACGCTGGACGATCCCAAGGCGACGCTGCCGCCGAAAATGCGGGCGGAAGTGGACGCGTTCAAAAAGAACCTCACGAAAGAAACCGGCATGATGTGGAGCCGTCGCCCCAAGACTGCCGACGAACTCGAAATGGAGGCACGCGCCTTGTGGCTGTCCGAAGAAAACAAAGGCAAAACGAATCCCGTCAAAATCGACAAGTTCGTTTTTGAAGACGAGGCCAAGATTCGGTCGGCTAATGCGCTTCGTGTGCAGGCCACGCAAGAGCTTGAAGCCTTCCAAAAAGCCAATCCCAACAAGCCCGGCACAGATGCGGCAGCGGAATATGATCGCATCACAGCCAAGCTGCGGTCACAGAAAAACCTGCCGCCTGTGGCACCGACTGGCGGGGTGAATCCCGCTGGCGTTTTACTGCCATCTCTCGAAGCTCCAGACCTGAACGCCATCCGCCAACGTCATGCCCAAGATTCTCGAAAGTGAAGCCCTCACAATAGCCCGCTCGATTGACCAAGCGCCTGAAACGGATCGCCCGTGGATGCTTGATCTTTTGGACCGCTATCAGCAGCAGCAGCGTGACGACGGGGAGCCTGACTGGCCTTCTGTCGAACGTGCTCGCGTGGAGCGTGAAACCAATTTGCGCGGCATGTTTGAGTCACCGGACAAAATCACCTATGATCCGGGGCCGTTTTCACAGAATCCGCAAGAAGCGAAGATGCTTCACGCCAACATGGCTTTGCTGTCCGCTCGATACCAGAAAGAACCACGGGAAGTTGCGGAGCGGTATGATTTTCTCATCAACGACTTTGCCCGGCAGAAGTTCGGCGCGTCTGAGGATGTGGACACGGCCAAGTTCTATGCGCTGGCACAAAAGGACATGCAGCGGATCAAACTGCTCGAGGACACGCAACGCGAGGGCGTCAACGCGGCCCTGCGCGGCGAGGATGGCGTGAAGGCGCTGGCGGCATGGCAGGCCAAGAACGCGGATCGAGCCAAAGAAGACGCCGGGCTTTTCATGCGTGGATACCAGCAGGCGCTCGAACAGGACGGCGAAATGCTGCCGATTGCTGACCGGCTTTTGCCATTGCTCGAAGCGCAATCCACCAAAAAATACGGACAAGCCTTTGACCAGACCAAAGCGCAAGAGCTTGGCGGCATGATCGAACAGCTTGCGGGCATGAAGAAAGCGCAGCGCAAGAGCGTGTATCGCTCCATTGCTGCCCGGATCGAGGCCGCTGGCTACGATCAGAAAGGCTTCTGGTCGCAGATGCTCGGCTTTCTCGACCAACAACTTTATGCGGCAGCATCGTCTGTGGGAGAAACGGGCGGCATTGCTGTTGATGCGTCTATTGCGTTAGCGCAAGCGTCGGGCCGTTCGGTGGATATGCTGGACGGCACTCCCATTGCAACGCCTGTTTTGTCTCCTGAGCAACAACAAGCGTTAATGCGGCAACGTGATTATCGTGAACGCATTGGCGATGTGGAGGGTGAAATCATACAGATTGTTTCCGGCGAACTCGACCCGGTAAAGCCAACAACGGGCTGGATGAACGAGACGATTGAAACCGGCTTGATTAAAGCTCCTGGGGCTATTTTGCCTTCAATGGG